CAGCCGCGTGCGTGTCCGCAAAATGCCGCGTGCGTTTTTGGAGCTTCCAACATGGCCGCAAAAGGCCGCAAACCGGTTCCAACGGCACTCAAGTTGCTCAACGGCAACCCGGGCAAACGGCCGATCCGCCCCGAGCCGTCCATGCCGACCGGAGCGCCGCCGATGCCGGCTCGGCTCAAGGTCGAACCCAAGGCGGTGAAGCAATGGAAGGAGTTGGTGCCGATCTTGCTTCAGCTCGGCACCCTCACAACCGGTGACGGCGAGGCCTTGGCCACCCTGTGCGAGGTGTACGCGGCGGCTCAGGCGTGCCTGCTTGAGCTCCGGGCCGGTGGACCGGTTCTCCATACTGACCTCGGCGGGGTGAAGCCCAACCCGGCCGGTTCGCTATACCGCGGATTAGTGGCGCTTCAAGCGTCGCTAATGGCAGAGTTTGGGCTCACGCCTAGCAGCAGAACACGCCTTGGCACAAAGCAAGAAACGCCGAAAGACGACCTGCAAGAGTTCTTCACGGCCCACGGTGCCTGACCTGACGCCCGCCGGGCAGGCCAAGTACGAACGGGTGGTGCATTTCTTTGAGAAGATTTTGCGCCACAGCAAAGGCGCACAGGCCGGCCAGAACTTCACGCTCTTGCCATGGCAACAAGGAGTGTTCCGCGAGTTGTTCGGCCGACTCAAGCCGGACGGCACGCGGCAGCATCGCGTCGGCTATATCGAATTGCCCAAGAAGCAGGGCAAGTCGACCACGCTAGCCGGCGTCGCTCTGTACATGCTCCTGGCCGACAACGAGCCCGGGGCCGAGGTGTACGGCGCCGCTTCAGATCGTGAGCAGGCTGGCATCATCTACCGTGAAGCCGCGTCAATGGTGCGGGCATCGCCGTCCTTGTCTCGCGCCCTCGAGGTGATCGACAGCCGAAAGACCATCGTTCACAAGGCCAGCAACTCGTTCTACCGGGTGCTCTCGGCCGACGCGTTTCGGGCAGAAGGGCTGAACATTCACGCGCTGCTCTTTGACGAACTGCACGCCCAGCGTGATCGCCGCCTGTGGGATGCGCTCCGCTACGGCGGTGCAGCTCGTCGGCAACCGCTCCTGCTTTCGATTACCACGGCCGGCTACGACCGCAAAAGCATCTGCTGGGAGCAACACGCCTACGCGGAGCGGTGCATTGCCGATGCGGCGTTTGACCCCGCGTTCTACGGCTGCATCTATGCGGCCGGCCCCAAGGACGATTGGAAAGATCCGGCGACGTGGCACAAGGCAAACCCGTCGCTAGGCCAGACGATCACCGAGGAATCGTTTGCGGCCGACGCCCGCGAGGCTGAGCAAAGCCCAAGCAAGCTCAACGCGTTTTTGCGATACCGGCTCGACGTTTGGACCACGCAAGACGTGAGGTGGATTACTCCCGACGCGTGGGCCAGGTGCGGCGCGCCGCTGCGGGACGATCTGGAAAAGCGGACGTGGTACGCAGGCCTCGACCTAGCGTCGACCACCGATCTTTCGGCGTTCGTTCTCATCAGCCAGGACGATGACGGGACGTTCGATGTCATGCCGTTCTTCTGGGTGCCGATGGAAGGCGCTCAGGCCCGTGCCCAGAAAGACCGAGTAGACTACCTCGGGTGGATTCGTGATGGGTTCATCCGAGCCACCGATGGCAACGTCACTGACTACGACGTTATCAAGAGAGACATTGTTGAACTGTGCCAGAAATACAACGTCAAACAAGTGGGTTTGGACCGCTGGAATGCCACGCAACTGGCCACGCAACTGCAAGGGGAAGGCGTGGAAGTCGTAGCGTTTGGACAGGGCTACGGCTCAATGTCGAGTTGTTCCAAGCATTTTGAGGCGCTTGTTCTCTCCGATAAAATGCGTCACGCGGGGCATCCGGTCCTGTCGTGGATGGCGGCCAACGTCGCTGTGCAAAGCGACCACCAGGGCAACATCAAGCCGAGTAAGGCCAAGAGCACCGAACGCATCGACGGCATCGTTTCGCTGGTCATGGCCCTCGGGATTCACGCCACCGCTGCGAAACAGCCCGACGTAAACTGGGACATCCAATGGCTGTGACCACTGAAGACGGCGTAATCATCAACGACCGCCGGGGCGAAGATCCCTGGAAGGTCCACGAGTTCCGCTCTGCTGAGTGGGCTTTCGTCGGAGCCAACAAGACGCCATCGGGTGTCCGCGTCACGCCCGAGACGGCTCTGAAATGTTCCGCGTTCATTGGGTGCGTCCGCGTCATTTCCGAAACCTTGGCATCTTGCCCGCTCAACCTCGTCGAGGAAATGCCAAACGGCGGCAGGCGGATGGCCAAGGAACAGCCGCTGTTCTCAATCCTCGGCCGTCGCCCGAACAACTGGCAGACGCGGATGGAGTTTGTGGAGACGATGACGGCGCTGTGCTGCATGTACGGCACCGCGTTCGCCCTCCGCGTGCCCGGTGCTCGAGGTGCGTACGACCAGCTGGTGCCGCTTCACCCGAGCCGCATGACCGTGAAGCTCAACGACGATTACTCGCTCTCTTACGAGTACCGGCAGCCGGGCACCGAGCGGCAGATCCCGTATCAGCAGAACCAGATTTTCCGCCTGCCGTTCATGTCCACGGATTCCATGACGGGGCTACAGCCGCCGTCGCTGCTTCGCGACGCCATCGGCCTAGCCCAGGCCCTTGAGCAGCACGCTGGGGCGTTCTTCGGCAACGGCGCTCGGCCAGGCGTGGTGTTCACCAACGAAAACGCGATGCCGCAAGAAGCCATCGAGCGTGCCCGCGAGTCGTGGGAACGGATGCACAGGGGCGCAGATCGGGCCTACCGCACGGCCTTCCTGCCGCAAGGCACCAAGCCCGTGGAAATCGCCGCGGCGAGCAACGAGCAGGCTCAGTTTCTGGAAAGCCGGCAGTACCAAATCATCGACGTGGCACGGTATTTCCGAGTTCCGCCCCATCTGCTGCAAGACCTGACGCGGGCTACGTACAGCAACATCGAGCAGAACGGCATCGATGCTCTCACGTATTGCATTTCACCTTGGGCCGAACGCTGGGCCGGGGCGATTCAGCGTGACCTCATCAGCCTGACGCTGCCGGAAAACTACTGTGCCGATTTCGACCTACGCCGGCTGTCGATGGGCGATTCGGCCAGCCGGACCACCTACTACCGGGAGATGCTGAACATCGGCGCCATCACCATCGACGAAATCCGAGCAATGGAAGGGCTCAACCCGGTGGAAGATGGCGGTGATGCCCGGTTCATGCAGCTCAACATGACCACCGTGGACCGAATCATTAATCCTCCGCAGGCTGCACCGGCCGCTGACGAGTTTGCCCTGGACATTTCTGGTCCAGCGGATGACGCCAGCGAGGCCGCTGAGCCCGCGGAGTCGAGCGTGGGCGAGCCGGTCGATGACTCCGAACAGGCCGAAATGCTTCAGGAGAACGGTAATGGAACGTGAGCTGCGTTGCATCAGCGTTGACGACATCCCCGAGGCCGAGCTGCTGGTGGAGACCCGGGCTGACGGCCGGCCCGCGATTCGCGGCATGGCCATCGTCTACAACCGGCTTTCGCAAGACCTCGGCGGATTCCGCGAGCGAATCCTGCCGGGGGCGTTCGACAAGGTGCTCGACCGCCAGCGAGCCCGCGTCGACCTTGTGAGCTACTTCAACCATGACCCCAACATGATGCTGGGGCGGGAATCCTCTGGCACGCTTGAGGTGTTCCGCGACGACAAGGGCATTGGCTACGTGGTCACGCCCCCGGCAACCCGGGCCGATGTCATGGAGCTCATTTCCCGGCGCGACGTCAAGGGCAGTTCGTTCGCGTTCCAGGTAGCTTCCGGCGGGGAATCGTTCTCTTCAGATTCCGCCGGGCCGATCCGAGACGTTCGTGAAGCTGCCGGCTTGTACGAAATGGGGCCGGTGGTGTCGCCGGCCTATGTCCAGACAAGCGCGATGCCGGCCATGCGCTCTCTCCAGGCGTGGCAAGAAAGCCAGCGGGTGGTCGTGGCAACTCCCGCTTTGGGTCGCTCGGTTATTCATCGAATCGCCACCATGTGGGCCGAGGTGCTACGGAATGCCTGACGACAAGCGCGACTGCAAGGCCTGCGGCGAGCGAATGCGGACACGCACCAGCAAGCCCTACGGCGCCGAGCAACTGCGGTACATGCAGTGCAAGCGGTGCGGCAACACGTGCCGCTGCGTTGTAAAAGCCTCTTCAATTTGGCGTCGTCAACGCTAGCCGAGTTGTACGGTACAACCTTCCGCCTCTCTGCTTTCTGCAAGGGGCCATACCTCCAGCCATAGCGTGTGATTAATCGCACACGCGCGGGCCGTTCGCCCGCAACCACGGCAGGAGTCTCACTATGGACCGCATGGCCGCCCTCGAGAACGAAGCAGCCGAAGTGACCGCCCGCCTTGACGCCGTTCGGGCTATCGAAGGTGACGCGGACGTGATCGCCGCCCGCGACCTCGAGCTCGAAACGCTCTGCACTCGCGCCACTGGCATCCAGAAAGGCCTGACGTTTGAGCGGAAGGTGACCGAGGCCGCCGCGGCTCTTCGCAAGACGGTTGCCGTCAGCGCTCCCGCTCCGGCGGCTTCCGAGCAGCGAGCCGAGATCCGGCCCATGCCCTACGCGCAGAAGCCGAAGTATTTCGATTCGCACGAAAACGCCTACCGTTCCGGCAAGTTCATCCAGGCCAAGTTCCTCAAGAACGAGGAAGCCCGCCAGTGGTGTGCGGAGCACGGCGTCGAGGCTCGGGCCGTTGTCGAAAGCACAAACTCGACCGGCGGATTCACCATGGTGGACGAGTTCTCGACGAACCTCATCCGCCTGGTCGAAACCTACGGCGTCGCCGCCCGCGTTCTTCAGCGTGAGGTGATGACCACCGACACCAAGTTGGTGCCGAAGCGGCTCACCGGTACCACGGCGAGTTGGATCGGTGAAAACACCGAAATCACCACGAGCGACCCGACCGGCACGATGGTGCAGCTCGTCGCCCGCAAGCTCGGCGTGGGAACCAAGGTTTCCAACGAGGTGCTGAACGACGCCAACGCGGTCAACGTGGCCGACTGGCTGCTGCAAGAGTTTGCCACCGCCGTGGCTCTCGCTCAGGACAACGCCACGTTCCTCGGTGACGGCACGTCAACTTACGGCGGCATGTGGGGCATCGTCCCCAAGATCGGCAACTCGGCCTACTCGGCGTCGGTCGTGACGGCGACCAGCGGCCATACCGGAGCCACGACGCTGACCCTGGCCGACTACGAGGCGGTTCTTGCCAAGGTTCCGCGGTACGTGTTCGAGCGTGGCAACCCGGCGTGGTATTGCCACCACGCCATCTACCATCAGTCCATGCAAGTGCTCGGCCTTAGCGCCGGCGGTAACTCCATCGACACCATCAACAACGGTGCCGGACTCCAGTACCGGTTCCTCGGCCTGCCGGTGATCCCGGTGATCGTCATGGATTCCACCACGACTACCGACGCCAGCAAGATCAAGGTGCTGTGCGGAGACATGGGGCTCTCCTCGATCCTCGGCTCCCGTCAGGAGTTCTCGCTCCGCATGACCACCGAGCGGTACATCGAGCTCGACCTGGCCGCGTGGTACGGCACGGGCCGGTACGACATGGTTCACCACAGCCTCGGTGACACCAGCACCCCCGGCCCGGTGATCGCGCTCAAGACCGCCGCCTCCTGATCCGCTCTCTCTCTAGGAGTTTTCCTCATGCAACACATTTCAGCCACAAAGACGGACACCAAGGCGGCGGCAAGCGTTGCGGCTTCCGCTACGCACAGCCACGAGATCGACACGCTGGCCTACGATTTCGCCTCCATCGACATCGTGTTCAGCCCGTTCACGGCGGCCACCTCGGCCGCGGCGAGCGTGCTCAAGCTCCAGCAGAGCGACGCTTCCGGCTCCGGCCAGGCGGATGTCACCGGGTTTGTCGGTGGCACGAGCTTCACTATCGGTGCCGGCACGACCACGGGGGCCAACAACGGCTACACCGCTCGGTTTAACGTCGACCTCCGTGGCAAGAAGCGATACCTGACGGTTGTGACCAGCCCCGGCAACACCGTTGGCGTGGCCACTGTTGCCCGCCTCGGCCGCGGCGAGCAAGCCCCGACCGACGCCACCAGCGGAAACGTTGTGGCTTGGGTGAGCGGCTGAACGCTTGACCACTAGTCCACAGTAACGCCCAAGAGCGGGCGGCGGGGTGCCCCCCGTCGCCCGTTTTCTTTTGGGCCACATGATGTTTGTCAAAGTCGGCGGAACAGATGTCGAGGTGCGAGTCGAGGCTGTCTTGTCGATGCCTCGGCTCTCGTTCACGGCCAACCATTTCGCGTGGGCAAAGGCCTTGATCCCCCTCGGCATCAACCCAACCATGGGCACAGGTGCGTTCTGGGGACAGGTAAACACCCGCGTGATGGAGCGGATGATCGACAAGGCCGAGTATCTGCTGACCATCGACTACGACACGTTTTTCACGCGGGAGGACATTGAGCACCTGTTTGCCCTAGCCATGACGTTTCAATGCGACGCCCTGACGGGGCTGCAAACCAAACGGGAAGACGGGCGGCCGATGCTCACGGTTCTTGGCACGCTGGACAAGCTCGAGCAGGGCGACAAGACAACATTGCCGGCATCGTGGTTTGCTTCGCCCGTTCAGGAGGTCGACACGGCCCATTTCGGCTGCACGGTGATTTCGACGGCCGCGCTGAAGCGATGCAAGAAACCGTGGTTCTGGAGCAAGCCAGACCCGGGAGGCAGCTGGCACAACGGGCGAACAGACGAAGACATCTGGTTCTGGCGGAATTGGCGGGAGAGCGGCAATCGGGTGTTCGTCTCGCCTCGGGTGACGCTTGGCCACGGCGAGTATGTGGCTGTGTGGCCCGGGCAGGATCTGAACAAGCCGGTGTTCCAGTGGACAACGGAATTCACCGAAAAAGGCGAAAAGCCGGAAGGGTCTTGGAGGGCGCCAGCATGAATCAAGTACGCATTAGGTTTCTCAGGCCATGGCAACGTTACGACCGCGGCGACGTGGCTACGGTCGACGAAAGGTTTGCCGAGATCTGGATTCGGCAGCGGATCGCCGCCCCGGAGCCCCAGGAGGCCCTCGTAGAGGCCGCAGTGGTTGAGCCGGCTGATCTCCGCTACGCCGACCTAACGACCCGCAGGAGGCAACGTCGATGAAATGGCGCTCCCTAACGCGTTCGATCCAGCCGGCGGTTGAGCCCGTCAGCCTGCTCGAGGTCAAACAGCACCTCCGCGTGGATCACGAAACCGACGATTCGTACATCGCGGCGCTGATCACGGCCGCCCGCGAGTGGGCTGAGGTCTACCTCGACCGGACGCTGGTCACGACCCAGTGGACGATGCGGATGGATTCGTTTCCGACAATGGCCCGCCAGCTCAGCGAGGCGTACCAAGACCGGACGTTCGTGGCGACTCAGATGAACGTGCGGGCCGACATCTTCCCGCCCGACATCGAGCTGCCCCGCCCGCCGATGTCGACGAGCAACACGACCGCCACGATTTCGTACCTGACCGGCGACGGCACCAGGGCAACGATGCCGAGCGATCAGTACCGGGTTGACAGCGATTCCACCCCGGGCGTCGTTCGACCGCTCTACGCTGGCACGTGGCCGGCTCACCGCGTCGACCAGAACGCCGTGGTGATCACGTGGTATGCGGGTTATGGCGATTCCGGCCAGAGCGTTCCGCGGCAGATCCGCCACGCCATCATGATGCTCGTCGGCGTTTGGTACGAGGTCCGTTC